CACTGTTCAATATTTGAAAACATTTCATAAGTTATCATCCTTTCTTATTTTTCTGTCGGGGAACTGCCTGCCCATAACCACAATGTAACGGTTAGTACAAGCGGGAATCACGCGCATACTTTTACTTTTATAAAAGAATACGACGCGGGTGGTACAGAACCGGGATCGGCTTCATGGCGTTCTAATCAAGGCACAAAAACAACCGAACAAGCTGGTACACATACTCATACCGTAACTATTAGTAACACTGGCTCTAATTATCCGCACAATAACCTGCAGCCTTATATATCTGTTTATTGTTGGCGTAGAACAGTATAGTAGCCCTGTCGGAGAACTGCCTTCGCATAATCATAATGTAACCTGTAGCATTGATGGCGATCATAACCACGGCATAACCACTGGTAACAATACTGACGCTCCTTATAATATGGTTTCGACACAGGCAAGACAAACAAATACCACGCGATATACCAACAGTGCAGGCAACCATTCTCACACCATTACTATTGCTGAAACCGGTAGCAATATTGCCCATAATAACCTACAGCCGTATTTAGCTGTATATATGTGGAAACGTACTGCTTGACTCTGTCGGAGAACTGCCAGAACATGGACACGCCGCAATATGTAGTACTAATGGAGAACACGTTCATACAGCACCTACTTATAACGGTTCTGGTGGTGCTCCTAATGGTAGGATATCCGAAGTTGATAGGGTTAATAGAGCAAGCACAGTCACTGTAGATAAGGCTGGTAGCCATAGTCATACCATTTCTGTTTCAGATACTGGTAAGAACTTGTCCCACAACAATATGTCCCCATATTTATCAGTTTATATATGGAAAAGAACTGCTTAAGCAATTCTTTTCCAGCAGAAAATTGAGATAAAAGGTGGCATATTTTGATGAGGTTGATTGTTTCCTGCAACTGAAACATTAACACTAGGTGTAATATTAGCATGAATGTTGAGATAATTTTGAGTATGTCCTCCACCACCCCCAGTTAATCCCTTGCTACCTTTAGTAACTGTTAAAATCCCTGAATAAGAAGGGCTATCTGCTCCAACAAAATATCCGGCACTTCCTGTTAAATTAACTGTGTTTGATACTATTTCATGAAAATGACTCGGCAGTTCCCCGACAGCGCTTTAGTCAATCCGATACCACATGTAAACCGATAAAAACGGCTGCATATTGTTGTGCGAAATGTTGCTGCCTGTGTTGGAAATATCAATAGCGTGAACATGACTTCCTGATGAACTGGTAGGCAGGTTTCTATTAGTTCCAGGCATATACTTCCCCCAACCGGTGCCGTCTGATACATCATAACCAACAGTGAGGCTGTGATTATGTTCACCAGCTGTATTACAAGTAGCTGTATGATCGTGTTCAGGCAGTTCCCCGACAGTTCTCAGGACACTCTTTGCCACATGAAAACAGAAATATAAGGTTGCATATTGTTATGGGCTCTGTCATTACCGGTATTGCTTATAGCAATAGTATGGATATGGGAACCTGCTGTATTGGTCGAATTGGTATATGTGCGATCACCATCACCACCGCCGGGAACACCTCTGTCAGATTCGTAAGAACGACCAAAGGTAAATGTATGTGAATGATCTCCTGCCGTGTTTGTGCTAGCAGTATGTGTATGTTCTGGAAGTTCTCCGACAGCTTTTTATGCCGACCTGCGCCAGCAATAAACAGCAATGTATGGCTGCATTATATTGTGACTTTGGCTGTTTCCTGTATCAGAAATTCTAAGTATATGAGCATGACTGCCTGCAGAACCAGTTTTTCCATCGGCAAAGTGATATTTTGCATAGTTGTTTCCTGAATGACCGTCAATCGGACCTAAAATACCTGCTGTATGCGTATGTTCGCCATCTGTGCTGATTGTAGCTGTATGACTATGTGCAGGCAGTTCTCCGACAGTTTTATGCGGTACGTTTCCACATAAACACAGCAACGTAAGGCTGCATATTATTGTGTGGCATATCAGAACCGGTATTTTTGATATTTGCAGTATGGGTGTGATCACCAGCATTTTCGGTATAGACGCCATTTGCAGTAGAACGATAGGCGTCAGCTACACCGTTAGATCCTTCTTCGTTATAGTTGCTATATATTCCATGTTTATGATTTCCAGCTGACGATATCGTTATATTATGCTCGTGACTTGGCAGTTCCCCGACAGTTTTATGCTGTGCGTTTCCACATATAAATTGCAAGCCAGGGCTGCATGTTATTGTGAGCTGTTCCGCTGCCAGTATCGCCAATGGTTAAGGTGTGGCTGTGCAAGCCTGCCTCAGGGCAGGTGTATCCCATATTAGCACTCATATTACGGTGCATACCGGGATTACCACCGTCGCTGTATAAATTAAATTTATGGCTGTGTTCACCATCGGTACTAATCGTAGCCTGATGACTGTGCTTTGGCAATTCTCCGACAGAAAAATAAGAAAGGATGATAACTTATGAAATGTTTTCAAATATTGAACAGTGAGGTTTTAATAATTAACGAGGAAAAGATGTATAAGGATAGCCCTGATAACTTCATTATTGACGGCGGTAGCTTACAGGCTGGCGAGGTAACATTAAGCGAGGTAATCTATGACGACCAGCAGAGCCATGCTGTCGTAAATGGTGATTTTTGCGATAAACCGATTAAAGCCATCGAGGATAAAATCGCTGCTATTGATGCCTATATAGCCGCTAAAGCTGCCAGGGAATATGTGCCACCGACACTCGAAGAACTTCGTGAACAGGCATTAAACTACCAATATCAAAAATATGATGCTCAAAAGCATGCTGTCGTATGGCTACAAGACGGCAGCGGCTACGGCTTCGATTGTAATGACGATGATCAGAACAACTGGCAGGTTGCTTTGACACTTATGGAAAACGATATCACGATGTACAGGGTTTATACAGATAAAAATAATCTGTTTAAAAAGTCATTTTTAGAGGTAACGCGTGATCAGATGATGGAAGCAGGAAATCTTGTAAAAGCGCAGCAATATGCGGCTTACAGCGGATTTGAAAAAGTGAGTGCCGAAATTGCTAATTGCACAACAGCAGAACAGTTAAAACCATATTTGCCAACAGAAAGCGCATAAATACTGCTTTTATAACGATTGTGTGTGATGAAAATCATCACACACAAATTACTTACGTTTTAACGGCTTTATTAATGGATTTTCAAGGTATTGCTGTAAAAAAATACTTGCAAATTACTTACAAAAGGTCAATAGCCTTTTTTAGCTGGCGTAGATTTTTATGGGTATATGTGCCGTCAGTAATATCCTGTGTAGCATGGCCTAATATTTTTTTGATAGATAACTTATTAGCTCCTTTATCATCTAACCATGTAGCGCAAGTATGGCGGCACTCATGTGGTTTATGTTTGCAGCGAGTAACTTTCATAACCTTGTCAAAGATGCGTAGAAAGCGGTGGTATGTCAGTTGCTTTCCGTCCGGGTTTGTAATAAGAGTTTTCCCTGGACGCTGCAGCCAATAGTCATAATATTGCACGATCTTTTTGCTTATAGGTACTAGCCTGTTTCTACCAGCCTCGGTTTTACTTTCTCGTATCCGGTAAAATCGGGAATGCAATTTGACATCGTTTTTTTCAAGTGCTAAAAATTCGCTTGGCCTTGGTCCGCTATAACACATCATTATTACGATCATTGCATAAGGCGCTAGAGGATCATTACTGTCAGCAAGCGCTTTAACCCTATTAAGCTGGCGGGTATTAAAAGGTTGTTTCGTTTTGGTCCTTTTGGGCAGATCAATATCGACAAATCGTGATATGTCAGCAGTAGGCGGTATGATTTGATACTTAACGGCATAGTTATAAATATTATGATATAGTTGCCGTACTTTTTTCTGTGTAGCATGGCCAATACCTTTGTCTGACAGTTTTTTTATTACGGCCTGTAAATCGGCAACTTTAAGGCTGGTAAGAGGCTTATTGTGCAAAGGCTTGCAATATCCAAAAATTACTTCATAATTTTTGGCCGTGACGCTGGCGATCTTAGCTTTACGTTCTGCCATTTCAAGCTGATAGGCTTCGCTAAAAGTGATTAAAGACGGAAGATAAATAGACGGGTCTTTATTGCAATCGGCTAAATAAATCAATGCTTCTGCATGTGTTGGGAAGTAACCTATGTACTTTGATTTGCCGTTAATTGTTTTAAGTACGGCCCATGGTCTACGGCGGTTACCGTGTAAAAAAATAATACTGCCAAAGCCATTTGGTAGTTTCATTCTTCGTTTAATTTTCTGCATAATAATATAATCACACTCCTAATTTTAATAATGTGATTATACAATATAAAAAGCCTGTTTAAATATCGTTTAAACAGGCTTTTTTGCATAAATAATTGTCTTATAGGAATTGTCGCAAAATCCTAGACATTTTGTCGCGCTATAATATGGAACAGCTGCTGAAGCTGGTAAAAAAAGGCATATAGTAGTAAGAAGTTAAAAGTGAACAGACGGGGAGAGGTACTAATGACAGAAATAAAATCGGTGAGCGACGAAGAACTGAGCCGCATCGCCGCAGCCAAAAAC